GGTGCTGGCGGCGCGCGCTGTACGGCTAGAGATGGAATATCAAAAACCTAAATTAGAACCATTCGTTATAAACGATTCTGTTTGCACAGACTATATGGTTATATATGATGATTAATATGATGGTTAGAGTACGGAAAAGCGTACTACTGTTAGTACGGAAAAGCGTACTACTGACAGTACGGAAAAGCGTACTACTGGAGGAGCAATGCCAAGCACGGGTGGAGTTAAGTTAGGATCGTCATACGACGAGGCCAGAACGAGAAAGGTTAATGCGGAAGCAGAGATCGCAGAACTAGAGTTAAAGAAGATACACAACGAGTTGGTCAATGCCGACGATGTCGTTCAAGCATGGACAGATGTTTTGGGTTCTGTTAAATCTCGCCTATTATCCATCCCAACGAAAGCCGCTCCTGTTGTGGCGGCAGAAACTAACGCTGGAATGTGTCAGAAGATTGTTGAAGAGCTGATACAGGAAGCACTAGAAGAATTGAGTAGATATGACCCAACGATCAGCCCAACGCAATCGACTGCAAGCCAAACTGAAGAAAGCGATGGGAGTGCTGAAGCCACCGCCAAGCCTAAGCGTAAGCGAGTGGGCAGACCAAGAAAGACGGCTGGACTCGCAAAGTAGTGCTGAGCCTGGCAGATGGTATACATCAAGAGCTGAGTACCAAAGGGGGATAATGGATGCGTGCTCTGACCCTGAGATCCAAGAAGTCGTTGTCATGGCGGGAGCACAGCTTGGTAAGACTGAAGCTATTCTTAATATTATTGGATATCACATTGATAACAATCCGTGTCCAATTCTGGTGCTACAGCCGACGCTGGAAATGGCTCAGGCGTTTTCAAAGGACAGGATCGCCGCAGGACTATTACGGTCAACACCTGTACTTAAAGACAAAGTCAAAGATCCGCGAGCACGCGACTCAGGCAACACAACGTTGCATAAAGTTTTTGCGGGAGGTGCGATCACTATCGTTGGTGCAAATTCTCCGGCTGGCTTGGCGAGCCGCCCCATAAGGATTGTTCTCTGTGATGAAGTCGACAGATACCCAACATCCGCTGGCACGGAAGGTGATCCAATCTCACTCGCTCGGAAGCGTAGCGCTACGTTCTGGAACCGAAAGGTCATCATGGTCTCGACTCCAACGAATAAAGGAGCATCGCGTATCGAGGATGCTTATAGTAAGTCTGACCAACGCGAATATCATGTGCCTTGTAAACATTGCCACCATTCTCAAGTCCTCAAGTGGGCCAATGTAAAGTGGGATGATGGTCAGCCCGAGACTGCAAAGTATCTCTGCGAAGAGTGCGGCGTTCTCTGGACTGAGGCTGATCGTGTGTGGGCAATCCGCAACGGTGAATGGATAGCTAAAGAGCCGTTTAAAGGTATCGCCGGTTTCGCAATCAATGGTCTGTGCTCACCTTGGACTCCACTTTCGGACGGAGTTAGGGACTTTTTGTCCGTTAAGAAGAATCCTGAGCAGTTGCGCGTATGGACAAATACGTATCTCGGCGAGACGTGGGAAGATGCAGGCGAGCGCATCGATGATTTCGAGTTAGCCGATAGAAGAGAAGAGATGCCATTCGTGCCGGACGACGTGATCGTAATGACGGCTGGCGTCGACGTTCAGGATAATCGCCTTGAGCTAACGGTTATTGGCTGGGGTCGAGACGACGAGTCGTGGGTTCTGGATCACATAACTTTGTATGGCGATCCTTCCACACCTCAATTATGGACCGATCTTGACTCGCGGCTACTGCAACAATACGAGACAGAGTCCGGTCGACTGCTAGGAATACGTGCGGCGTCGATTGACTCGGGTGGTCACTTCACTAACAGCGTCTATACCTTCTGTAAGAAGAATCAGGGGCGTCGAATCTTTGCGATTAAGGGTGTTGGCGGTGATGGGAAGGCGATTGCTGGTAAACCGAGCAAAAATAACACCGTTAAGTGCCCGTTATTCCCAATCGGGGTAGATACAGTGAAAGATTTAATGTTCTCGCGTCTGAAGATCAGAGAGCAGGGCGCAGGGTACGTACACTTCGCAGATACACTAAATGATGAATACTTTCGCCAGCTAACAGCCGAAAAAGCGGTCACACGCTTCCATAGAGGCTTCAAAAAGCGCGTTTTCGAGAAAATAAGAGCGCGAAATGAAGCACTCGATTGTATGGTGTACGCAATAGCCGCTTATAGTATACTCGGGGTGAATGTAAATGCTTTAGCGGCTAAGATTGGCGAGTCTGAAGCACCCAGAAAACAGGAAGAAGCACCCGAAAAGCGGCCAGAGCCATTCGTTCCAAGGCTTTCGCGTAAGGGCAACTTCGTGAACTCTTGGCGATGATAGAGCATGGCGAACTTATTCGACGCTTCCAATGCACCAGAAGGCGAACCTACTGAGATAGTCGTTGGTGACTTTATCCAGTGGAAGCGATCGGATCTGGTCGATGATTACCCTCCAGCGGAGTATTCTGCGGAATATGTAGCAAGAATCACGGGTGGAGGGGCTAATGAAATCAAAATAGCCGCTACCGAGAACCCAAGCTACTACTTATTCACAGCAGATTCAGCTACTAGCGCTGATTTTGCGGTTGGTCTGTATCACTGGCAGTTGGAAATTACACAAACTAGCTCAGGAAACCGGATTGTCGTCGATATTGGCGACTTTGAAGCTATTCCTGATATGGATAACAACCAAGCTGATCCTCGGATACACGCGGAGATCATGGTTAAAAAGATCGAGAGCCTTTTAGAGGGAAAAGCGGACGCAGATGTCGCTTCTTACTCGATTGCGGGGCGCTCTTTGACGAAATTGGGCTTTTCAGAGCTTGTTGAGGCTCGTGACTACTACCGAAAGGAAGTGGCGAAGCATAAAAGCGACAGTTTGGTCAAAAGAGGCAAGAAAAACGGCTCTACCATACAGGTAAGGTTCTGATATGGGTATTTTTGACAGGTTCAGGGGTAAAAAGCCCGAAGAGAAGAAGATCTTCAAGCGCTCATATCATGCGGCAAGCCCAAGTCGGCTTTTTGCGGACTATGTTGAGTCAGAACGGTCTCCAGACAGTGAATTGTACCCAGTTATCGCCAGAATGCGCGCTCGATCGCGTGATTTGGCCCGAAATAACGAGTATGCACGTCGATATTTCAACCTACTGAAGACCAACGTAGTTGGTCAGTATGGATTTAAGTTGCAGGTTAAGGCACTAGATCCTCGTGGCGCGCTAGATACAGATGGCAATCAGGGCATCGAAACGGCGTTTAAGGTATGGGGGAAGCGAGGAAATTGCACTGCTGACGGTAAAATGTCTTGGGTTGACGTGCAGAAAATGGTCGTAGAAGGTCTTGCACGGGATGGTGAGGTCTTCGTGATAAAGCATCGAGGCAACGCATTCCACGATTCGTTTGCGTTAGAGTTCCTTGAGCCAGACCAGATTGACGAGAAGAAGAACGAGCGCTTAGACGGCGGTCGAGAGATAAGAATGGGCGTAGAACTAGACAAGTTCAAGAAACCCATTGCATATCATATACTTACGTCTCACCCAGGGGATTATGATTTTGCCTCTATGGTGAAGTCACCTAAGCACAAGCGCGTACCGGCAGAGCAGATGATCCATGTCTTCATGCCTCTGCGTGCAGGACAGACTCGCGGCGAGCCTTGGATGTCATCAGCGATGGCAAGCATCAAGCAGTTAAACGGCTGGCGTGAGGCATCTATCGTAGCGGCACGTATGGGCGCATCTAAGATGGGCTTCTTCACTTCACCTAGCGGTGATGGCTTTGTAGCAGATGACCTAGATGGCAATGTGCCAATCATTGATGCTCAGCCTGGTACGTTTCATCAGCTTCCGCAGGGCGTTGACCTAAAGACGTTTGATGTTGGCTATCCTACGAGTGAGTTTGATAGCTTCCATCGGTCGGTACTGAAGGGCATCGCATCGGCGCTGGGGGTTTCGTACACGTCACTGGCTAACGATCTTGAAGCAACATCCTATAGCTCGATCCGTCAGGGCGCGCTAGAAGAGCGAGATTTCTATCGAAGCGTTCAGCAGGTGATGATCGACCACTTCGTACAGCCTGTTTATGAAGCATGGCTTGAAGCGGCAATGGAAGTTGATACGCTGTTTATGCCTATAGCAACCTTTGATAAATTCTCTACCGCGTCAGAGTTCCGTGGCCGAGCATGGAACTGGGTTGACCCTATGAAAGAGATGAACGCGGCGGTTCTTGGCATGAAGAATGGTGTATTGAGCTTGCAGGACGTTGCAAGTCAGTATGGAAAGGATACCGAAGAGCTACTGGCTGAGATCCAACGTGATAAGAGCTTGATGGAGCAATTCGGTATTAAATACGCACTAGAGCCTTACGGTTCGACGCAAATGGGTATTGAGCCAGACATCACAGGAGCTGACGATGGCGAAATATAAGGGTGAGGACATTGATCTTAAACCGACTGAAGGCATGGTTGCCGAAGCTAAGCGCGGTCTGGACTGGCGCAAGGAGCACGGTCGGGGTGGCACTGAAGTCGGTGTTGCTCGCGCTCGTGATATTATTAATGGGCGGGAGCTTTCTCCTAGCACTGTGCGTCGCATGTATTCTTTTTTTAGTCGACATGAAGTTGATAAGAAAGGAAAAGGATTTAGTAAGGGTGAAGAAGGATGGCCAAGTGCGGGACGCATAGCTTGGGCATTGTGGGGAGGAGACGCAGGTTTCTCTTTCTCTAAGGCAAAGGTAAAGACGCTCGATGCAATAGACGAGAGGTGTGACGAGATGGACATTGAAACTAGGGCAGAAGCTGGCGATCTCAAGGTCGGCGACATGGTGAGCTGGCAAAGCTCAGGCGGTCGTGCGAGAGGCAAGATCGATCGTATTGTCACTGATGGTAGCTTTGACGTTCCCGACTCTGACTTTACGGTGACTGGCACTGAGGATAATCCAGCGGCTTTAATCACACTCTATCGCGATGGTGAGCCTACAGATCGTAAGGTTGGCCATCGTTTTTCTGCGTTGACCAAGATAGATAATCGCATGGTTGATGATGAGGAAGAGCGTCATATCAAGAATGTGACTGAGACCGATGACTCTTACATCATAGAGTTCGGTAAGTCTGAAGAGCCAGAAATGGCAGTAGAAGAAGAGGAGGAGAGATCTATGACTGACACAGATTACTCCCAGCGTTCGATGTATATGGACGCATCACCAATCAACGAAGACGAGCGTCGAGTATCTATGGCTCTTAGTTCGGAAGAGCCTGTCGAGCGTTCGTTTGGTATTGAAGTATTAGAGCATTCATCAGATGCAATTGACCTGAGCTTCCTAGCATCAGGGCGTGCACCGTTGTTGCTCGACCATGACCCACAGAAACAAGTGGGTGTAATCGAATCTGTCGATCTCGATGGCTCGGCACGGCGTCTCCGTGCGACGGTCCGTTTTGGAAAGAATGGACTTGCTAAAGAGGCTTTCGACGATGTTGTTGATGGCATACGCGCAAACGTATCCATTGGATACGCTATCAACAAAATGGAGCGTCAGGACAAAGACAAGTACGTCGCAAAGTCTTGGCGTCCCGTAGAAGCTAGTTTGGTATCAATTCCAGCGGATGTCTCTGTTGGTGTTGGTAGATCAAGCGAGCCTACAACCGAAACCGTAACCGTAACTGTTAGAGAGGAAACTCCCATGACTAATGAAGTAGATGTTGCGGCAATCGAGTTAGAAGCTCGTAAAGCCGCTCAAAAAGATGCCGCTCAAATTGTTGAGCTTGGCGCACGCCACAATCAGTCAGACATGGCTAAGCGAGCAATCGCAGAAGGTCGTTCTGTAGCTGAGTTCCGTGGTGAATTGTTGGATGTAATCGGTTCAGAGCGTGCTCTTGAGTCGCAGGACATCGGCATGACCGACAAAGAACTCAAGAAGTTCTCTCTCGTTCGCGCTATTCACGCTTTGGCTAACCCAACTGACCGACGCGCTCAAGAAGCCGCCGCTTTTGAATTCGAGTGTTCAGAAGCCGCCGCTAATGAGTTTGGTCGTGCCGCTCAAGGCATCATGCTCCCAACAGACGTACTGCGTACTTGGAAGCGTGACCTTAACTCATCAGATGAGTCAGATCTGTTCAGCGATGATTATCGTGGGACTGACTTCATCGATGTCTTGCGTAACGCATCAAGCGTCATGCAAGCCGGTGCACGTACTCTAAACGGTCTGTCTGGTGACGTTAAGATCCCTAAGAAGACTGCCGCCGCTTCTGCCGCATGGATTGCGTCAGAGGGTGGAGCCGCTTCTGAGTCAGAAATGACTGTAGGCAACGTCTCAATGACACCTAAGACACTTGGTGCATTCACAGACGTAACTCGTCAGCTCATGATCCAGTCAAGCATGGACGTTGAAGCTCTGATCCGTGACGATCTTGCTCAAGCTATCGCTCTTGCGATTGACTTGGCTGGTCTTGAAGGCTCAGGCTCAAGCGGTCAGCCTACTGGCATCTTGAACACCTCTGGCGTCAACACTGTGACTAACTTCGCGGCGGCTAACCCAACCTTCGCTGAAGTTGTGACTCTGGAAACTGCTATTGCTGAAGACAACGCTCTTATGGGCAACTTGGCATACATCCTTCCAGCGGCAATGCACGGTGCATTGAAGACTACTGAGAAAGCGTCTGGTACAGCGCAATTCGTTGTTGAGCCTGGTGGCACAATCAATGGATACCGCTCTATCGTTTCTAACCAAGGCACTGCTGGTAACCTTTACTTCGGTAACTTCGCAGACCTCTTGGTTGGCTTCTTCGGTGGCCTTGACCTAGTAGTAGATCCATACACTGCATCAACAACTGGTACTATCCGTGTTGTTGCTCTTCAGTCTATGGACGTAGCAGTACGTCACGCCGTTAGCTTTGCCTTCGGTAACGACGGTTAAGTAGGCTGATATCCCGCCCTTCGGGGCGGGTTTTCTCTAAGGAGGAAGTATGAAGTACGAAGTAATTAAAGGTTGTGTTATCGCTGGCAAAAGCTGTCAGGTTGGCGAGGTAGTTGAACTCGACGAGCGTTTGGCGCGATCACTGATGGGTATCGGTCGAGTTTCTCCGGTAGATGAGTCAAAGACTGTAAATCGAGCAGTCGGTGTCGAGGGCGGCGAAGAGAAGCCTAAGCGACGCACTCGCAAGCCCAAGGTAGAAGTGCAGGAAGAGGTTGAGTAATGCCAGTAGAAGTTGCGGCTGATCGCAGTATTTTCCTCGCCGACTTTGGCGTGTCCTGTACGGGCAAGCCGATTTTTGGGCAGGAGACTACGTTCACTGCCATCTTTGACGCACAACATGCGTTAGAAGATGCCGGTGGATTTGTAGCATTCTCTGTAGATCAGCCACGACTTACCTGCAAGTCAGGAGACATATCAACCTTACAAGAGGGCGATACTGTCATTGTGCCGGTTGATGGCACGAACGTGGATTATACGATTAGGGTTGTCATGCCAGATGGCACAGGAATTACTGAACTGGCTTTGGAGAAGCAATGAGCCATATCAGAACCCGAATTAGGCAGAATCTTGTTACTACGCTGACAGGATTGACTAGGACAAAAAAGAATTGCTTTGATACGCGGGTGTTTGCGGTTCACAACGATATTCTGCCAGCAATCTGCGTTTATACGCAAAGCGAGACTACGCGCTACCCAACGATGGGGCCGCCTAGGACGCTACAGAAAAGACTCGTCGCTAGAATCGAAGTGTACGTTAAAATGACTGGAACGTACGACGAAATGGTCGATGAGATATGCGCTGACATAGAAGAGGCGCTTTACACGGATTTGACTAGAGGTGGGCTTGCTGAAGATACGCGCCTTATCTCTGTCGACACAGACTTCTCGGCTGACGGTGATCAACCTGTCATGGTGGGTAGGCTTACTTGCGAGGTAGATTACTTTGCGGTTGAGGGCAGTCCAGAAGGTTAGTAAAATCGAGCATATTTAACGCTTTTGCGAGGACGTAAAAATGGCAACAAATATTGGTAAGGACGGAGCAGTATATAGCGGTTCAAATGCTGTAGCCGAAATCAAAGAGTGGTCTCTTGAGACTACTAGCGAAGTAGCTGATGACACTGTAATGGGTGATTCTTGGATGACTCACACAGCGACTCAGAAGTCATGGACTGCATCATTCACTGCATTCTGGGATCCTACTAACACTACTGGTCAGCAGACTCTGACAGAAGGCGCGTCGATCACATTGAATCTTTATCCTACGGGTAATAACTCTGGTGATTACGAGTGGACTGGCACAGCGACTATTACTTCAGTCAGCAAGTCAGCATCGTTTGACGGTTTCGTAGAGGCGAGCTTCTCAGCGCAAGGAAATGGCGCGCTCGTTGAAGGCACCGTATAAGGATGACGAAACTAATAGATCTGGCTGTTGAGCATTTCAACAGCTTGGGTGTTAGGGAAGTAATCATTCCTGAGTGGGGCGATGCTAGAGTCTTTATGAAGAACTTCTCTTTGGAAGACAAAGCGAAGCTCTCTGCTCGTGCTCAGGAAGATACTTGGGACTACTTGTGCTATACCGTGATATTCGGTCTTGTTGATGGCGAGGGCAATCCAGTCTTTGACATCGGTGATAAGGTCAAGTTGAAGCGGTTCTCGGCAAGCGGCATTGTAGAACGATTAGCTACTGCGATTCTGGCGCATCAGTCTGAGACTGAAGAGGAACGCGAAAAAAACTAATCGATGACCAAGGGAACCCGACTGAACTCCATCGCGTCTTTGAGTTAGCGGAATATCTTGGTCAGACAGCAGGAACGGTTCTACAGATGACGCCCACCGAGTTTAATTACTGGTGGACCTATCTCGCAATGAAGGCGAAGAGGCAAGAGAAAGATGGCAAACACAGAGCCGCTCGTAATAGAAATCCGCGCAGAAGATGAAACGAAGCAAGCCTTCGATTCTGCTGAGCGGAATCAAAAGAAGCTCGAAAAGTCTGTCAAAGATACTCTCAAGCGGATGGAGGATTACAAGAATACCATCGGCATGACTGCTGATGAGCTTCAAATATATCGCCTCAGACAATCGAACGCTTCAGACGCGCAAATAGAAGCGGCTAAGAAGCTACAAAACCTTATCAACCTAGAGAAAAAGAAGATTCAGTCTAGCAAAGGATTGAATGGTTCATTGCGTCTCGTGCGTGGTGGTTTTGGTCAGCTAGGCCATCAAGTGCAGGACGTCGCAGTACAGTTACAAGGCGGCACTGACGCGATGATCGTATTTGGCCAGCAGGGTGGTCAGATTGCTTCCTTGATGGGTCCAGGCGGTGCAATGGTGGGCGCATTCCTCGCTGTTGGTGCGGCAGTTTTCACTGCATTTAAGAATGTAGAGCAAGCAGAAAGCAAATTTTCTGAGTTGCAATCGACTCTTGAAGGGCTAACTCCTGTAACAGAACAAGCAGGAGCCGCGATTAATATTGCGCTAGAAAGTCTTAAAAGAGCGCAAATTAAAGCCGCGCAAATAGAGTTGGACAAGCTAACTAAGTCTATGTCTGATCAAGTCTCTGCGGCTGAAGATTCAGGACAAGCGGCAAAAGATTTATCGACTGCTCAGAGCTTTAATATACAACAGCAAGTAGCGATGGCTCGTGGCTCGAAAATTGCAACAGAGTCTATGGAAGATCAAACAGACGCCGCTGGTGCTAATTTGGGCGCAATGGTCGACTTGATAAGGACTATTGAGACTTTAGGTGGCACTGTAGATAAGAGCCTCCTTAGTCCTGATTTGATTCAGCGTCTCGAAGACTTACAAAGTGCTATCAGACCTGATGATGCTGGTGGCCCTGTATTGTTTGAGCCAGAAGCAGTTACGGAAGCTAGAGAACAAATCAAAGAGATTGAAGATTCCCTTCTCAGTGGTCGAGATAAGATAAATGATCAATATGAGAAAATGGCAAATGATGTTGTAGAAGCGTTTAGAGTTTCGGGCCAAGAAGGTTCCTTTGAGCATAAAAAACTCATGGATGCCATTGAGAAGGCTCGATCTGATGCTATCGCGGAGATTGATAAGAAAGAAGAAGATCAAGCTCAAAGAGACAAAGAAAGAGCGGCGGCGAAAGCGGCAAGAGAAGCGAAAGCGGCTCAAGCCAAGGTAGATGCTGAGAAGCGCGCGATCTCTACTCTTGAGGCGTTACAAAGAAGCGACGTCACAGATGTAGACAAGATTAATAAGCGTTACGACGCTGAGCTAGACCGAGCTAGGAAAGCGGCGGCAGATAGAATCGATCTTGCACAAATGCTTGCGGATACTGAAGTCGCTATCGAAGCAAAGA